TACCTTTTTCGTGGTGCCCGATGCAGCCATCGACGTATCCGAGATGTCCACAATCGGCAGAACGTCTGCCGCGGGATCGACGGTAACGATTGGGTTTAAGGCTGTGATTTTTAGATCTGATGCTGGCATAAATTACTCGTTTTCAATGATTAGTTTACTGCTGTCCTCCTGAAAGAGTTTGTAATTGTCCTCTAGCAGCAGGTAATAGCTGACGCCCGTAGTGATGACTATTTTGTATCCGTCCTCCAAGAGGTTGAAGTATCCATCCTCAAGCAACACGTCGCGACGGATAGCAGGCAGGTCGGCACCGCCGCCAGCCCCACCTAGGGCTTGCTGCGCACCGAGTCCTAGTCCTAGTCCTAGTCGCATCTCAAACGTACTTGCGGTTGTAGGCGATAAGCTGCCCGGAGGATACAGCCACCGAGGTGAACACGCCCGAGATTGAGTCGCCGGCCTGAACAGTCACACCGGCTGGGAAGTTTGTGATGTTGCAAGTGACAGCGCCAAGGATGGTCGTAGCAACAGCATGGATCTCCATGAAATTGCCAGTCACTGTGCCTAGGGATGCGTCGATAAATTTGCCGCCGTACTCGCCGGCGAGCTGACGATTAGATCCGGTGTTCATAGGGGGAAATTCTGGCTGCTTCTTTTGGCTCCTTCAAATCCAACTTGCAAGCGAGTACCTGTCGATTTCACTCGCACCTCGGGATTGTCACGCTCTACCTCGTTCAAAAATTGAGAATCTTTCCAGCAATCGTACCCGTACTTGGTCCCCCAGGCATGGTACAGAGTGGGGTCGATACGCATCCGAAGGCGACCGATGCCATCAACAGACCGTGTGTCTCGTTGGGAATCCTTGGCGATGCGGGTTTGATCAATGCCAGCCTTCACCCAGTCCTTCTGGATGCCCGACTGGAACTCCTTGATAATGGCCAAGCGCAATTCGCCGGGCATATCGTCGAGGGCATTTGCGATTACGGATGCTGCAGAATTATGTGCCATGAGAAAGGAAAGAGGGGAAGGCCCCGGAAGGCCTCCCCCATTAAATGAGACTAGCTTGCGCCGTTGAAGAAGCCAAACCCAGACGGGTTTTTGCAAACCAAGCCGGCAATAGCCTCAATCAGTCGGGCAGGACCGCCGCCGGCGTCAGGCAGGTTTTTAACCTGGGGCAGTTTGGCATAGCGAACCTCGACCATGTCCATGGGAATCACGTAGCCCTTGAAGGCCTGGGCGGTGAGCGATGTGCTGGTCTTACCACCGACAAAGGTCGACGGGTGTAGGATCAACCGACCGAAGTCGCCCTCAAAGATGTCGATGGACGCCTTAAAAGTATCGGCACCGAGATCCTGATTAAAGGTGCGGACGCTAGTGGCGGCAATACCGTTAGTCGTGGTGGTGACAGCGGTAGTGGAAGCCGTCAGGTTGGTAAACGCACGCTTCAGCGTGGAACCCAAGATACAATCGTAGTCGCGGAAGGTGCCGGTGACGCCGTAGATGGCGGTCAGCACGTTCTGGACGGTGGATTCAGTGAACGAGGCAGTGGCCGTGGTATCAATGGCACCAGTGGCCGGCAGGAACGATGAACCGGATGCGCAGGCACCGATGTTTGCGGCATTGGTGTTGTTCAGCCAGTTACCAAGAGAGCCGGTCAGGTAAGGCACCGACCCGTTGTCGGCCTGAGCAGCCTGGTTGGTGCACATGAAGGTCGCCTCCATGGAGCGCTTGAGCTCAACCAAACGCTTGGCAATGCCGTTGGCGAGCTCATCGGTTACACCGGCCACTTCCTGCGTCTCGGCAATAAAGCCAACGCGCAGATCATTACGGAAAGCCTGTCCGTAGTTGTTGAGGCGGGTACGTGATGCCACTGGGTTACCAGCGCTGGCGACTGTCACGTCAGTACCGTCAACCACACCGGCCAGTACAGGCACAGCATAATTGTCGACCTGCCAAGAGAACTGCATATTGCCGATGTCCTTGCCCTTTGGGGCCATGGAAACAAACGGGGTCGACTTGGCGTCGACGATGGCGATGTAGTCCGCGAGATCTTCGCGGGCAGCGGAGGTTGAAGCGAGCGGCACTGAGCCGCCCTGGTTTGGTTGTAGCAGGGGCATGATTTAGAGCATCCTTTTGAGCACTTGAGCTAACTCGGTTGTCGTTCCTGACTTCCTGAACTGCGACTTGGCGTTGTCCAGACCAACCTTAGCCGCATCCTTCTTTGGAGGTATTGCGGTGGGTCGACCTGGCTGACTGGGTGCCTTGACCATTGGGCGTGTTGCAGATGGCTTGTTCTTGGTGTTCTCCAAACGCAATTTGCGTCCGGCAATGAAGTCTCCAATCAGCACCTGGTACTCTGGCAACATAGCAATCTGTGGCAGTTGCCGCATGACAGCCTGCGCCTCGGTGTACTCGGCAGCCGAACGGTCCTTCCACCAGGGGTAGAGCTGTTCTGCGATAGGCTTGATCTGCTGATAGTTGTCCAAGAAGCGGGCTCTGGATGGGATATGCAGGTCTATGGCGTCTTCTACACGCCGTTTGATCTGCTTCACATCGTCTGAGCTGTACTCCTTGCCCTCTATTTCGCAGCCATCGATATTGTCCTCGCACCACCGTTTCAAATTCCGGGCTTTGCTCCACTCATCATTGAGTTTGGACACTTCCCATACATCAGAAAACGGATCTGCAGCGGACTGCACTGAGGTTGGCCTATCGGTATTCTGCTCCAGCTTGGTCTTGGTGTCGTTGAGTTCACGCTCAAGTGATTCGGCCCTCTCCAGCGCCTCTTTCTTCTGGCGCGTGAGCTTGTCGATCCTTTTGCGGTAACCCAGCGATTCCTCGTCGCTGTTCTCAGTCTCGGAAAGAACATCCTGCTCAGGCGACTCGGCCTGAGCGTCCGTTTGTTCTGCGGTCGGATCCGCATCCTCGGCCTCTGGATCCGCATTCGCGGTCTCGGGCTCTGGCGTTGGTTGCTCGACGGCTGATACCTTGTCTTCCTCCCCACTGAATCGTGACTTCAGCAGTTTTGCCAACGCCGACTCGTCGAACTGCATCGGGTTGATTGGGGGCTGTGCCGTGTTTTTTGACAGGGTCGCTTCCTGTGTGTTTTGGATGTCCATGCTGTTTTAACCCTGCAAGCTGGGTATTCTGCGCCATGGTTGTTAAGGCCAACCAAGAAACCTTTGTTTAAAGAGGTACTAGTCGGAGTGATCAGTCAAACCATTAGCTGTCCTCAAATTGTCAATGTAGGTCGATAGATCCTTTAACGCAGCGGCTCTCCCACAGTTATGGGCTCTGCTTGAGTCGCTTAAGTCGGGCTGTATTGCACTCAACACCTCGGATTCAATCATCTCCGATAGCAGTTGAGTCAATGCACGCATCAGTGGCGAATTATCGCCCGCTGAAACGAAGGCCTCTTGGATTTTCTCGTCTGAAATTCTCATTGCTGGACTCCTAGTCTACCGGTCACAGCATTTTGCTGCTGTTGGACGCTGAACTGTAGGTTTTCAATGTATTTCTGCAAGTTAGCCTGGAACAACTGGTCCTGTTGGAGCTGTTGTTGGTACTTGGGGTTGCTCTGCAGCACCTGTTGGCTGAATTGCAGGCGCATAGCCGCGGTGGGGTCGTTCTCGCGTAGGTTGGGCGGATTACCGAGGCTGATGAGCGCGATCTCGTCGTTGGTTTCACTGAACATCTTTTGGCTTGCAGGCCCCTGCTGCATCACCAGCTCGCTTGCCAGATTGGGATCAATGGCCCGGAGTGCGACAGAGATCAGCTTGGCCCGGTCGATGACGCCGGCAGTGTCCAGAGGCAGCACCAGACTTGAAATAGCCTTGAGCTTCTCGGTTACAAGGTCGGTGCTCAACTCTCGGATGTCGAATTTCAGCATTACATCGAAGTCCTGAGCGTTCTCAGGCACCTGAGTTTGGGATGACGTGATGCGCTGGATCTCTTCGGGGCCAACGTACTGCAGAGTCAGAGTCAGCACCTGGCGGAAGGCCTCGGTCCAACCATGCAGCCAGTTGTTTATGATGCGTTGCTGACGCATCTGGGTCACAGCGGGGGCCACCTTCTCGGTGGGTCGCCCGAAGTACCTGTCGGTCTGTGCCTCGATGGCTGCAATGAGCTGGAAGGCCACTCCAGGCTCACGGGCGGGCGGTTGTAGGAACCCAATCTCGCCGCGCCGTAGCACCGGGATCTGGATAGCCGGCCCGATCTTGAGATTACCGCCTCGGGTCTTGGGCACCTCGATGGGAGGCAGGGTGGTCAGCGAGGTGTAATCGAAGATCGAGTCGCGCTGGGCCTTGACCTCATGCTGCCAGGTGGCGCAAACCTCGGGCACACCGCGGGACTCCGTAATCTGGCGGTGGATTAGCTCCGAGCGCCAAATCACGAACGGATACTGGCCGTGCGCATAGTCCAGCAGATCAAAGTAGCCCCATTTATCGCCTACCTGGGGTGAGAAAACCGTGTACCACACTCCCGGAACACCGTCGGAATCGACGCTCTTCTGGTAGGCGTAACAGACTTCTATGAGGTTCTCGCGGTCGAGGATGGAGTTCTCGGCTAGGCCAACACTGTAGGTGAAGTCCGAATAGTCCGAGAACCGCCCCATCGTGTTAATAGCCTCCTGCGCCCATTCCTCATCCCATCCATCAGTCTCGACCTTGTTCAGTAGCTGGGCCTCGGTCATGTAGTAGCGCCGGAACACCACCCGGGCACTCTGGATGTCGGTGGTTTCGGGCGGGAACACCAACTCGTCGTAAGGCGACAGGGCCGCAATCATCGGCTTGTTGGTGGTCATTGTGGGCACAGGGAATGAGCACTCGCCATCAGTCCTCAAGTCGCGGACAGCCCTCAATGCACGGCGCTTCTTAAGATTGGGGAAGGCAGTGAGTAGCAATTCTGCTGATTGATCGTCGGCCTCCGGGTTGGCAATCAGGTTTGGCATATCGGCCAGCACCGAGCCCTCGGGCGATTGGGTGGCTAGTGCCATGATCTGGTCCATGGTCAGTGACTGCTCCTTTTGTCCCAGTTCCTGCTGCCAGGTTACATGGACGCCAGTCCATCCGTAGGTCCACAGATACTGGGACAGCAACTCGACCTCGCGGGTCAGGTCGTTGTACATCCGGGCGTTCATGGCCCAGTCCATCAGGTTGTGCGCGGTCACAGCCTGGTCGAGCTGGCTGACGTTGGTGGGGCTGACCCGGAGCATTGAGCGCCAGAAGGATGTCGAGCACAAGTCGACCAGGCCGTTGATCACCTCGTCGGCCAATGGGATCCTTGTGTCGCTGGCACCGTCCCACGGAAACGCCGGCTTGTTCCGGTTGGCGTCGTTCCACTTCTTGCCGTCCTCGGTTTGACCGGGCCATCGGCAGAATCGAAC